CTCCGATGCATGGCCATCTTCCATGGCATCAAACTCCTCATCAGTCAAATAGTTTCCCTTCACAACCTCCGTGTCATTGGCAGTTGGATAAGGAATCATGAGCTCCTTGTAAATGAAAGGAGTCCTGAATTGCATGTTCGGAGAATTGACGTACACATTAACATCAATCGAGGTGGGATGATTGTCAGTTGGAGTGTACTGGAATGGTGAAACAACGAAAAGAGAAATCATTCCCAATGAATTCAGAGAATTGGCAAATTTGTCCATTGATCCATTCTCGGATGGTTGGATAGTATTCAACCAATCGTAAGCACCATTGAAAGGGACGGTGATGGAGACTGGTTTTTGTTCTCCAAGATTGAGTGTGACGTTCGGAACTTGCAAAGCTGATGCGTAGTTCGCAGCTGGAGATCCAGCATCATACGGAGTCCCAGGTGGGAAGTAGGCCACAAGAAGGCTGCCTCGGAAATAAGAATTTGCCACTGGCTCAAAGGTGAAAGTGATATCACCTCTCCAGTACTTGTAGAACAGAGCCACGTATCCCAGATTTGACAAATCATGTCGGAATGACCAGTTTGGTCCAGAATTGACGTCATGTCCAGCTTGTGGATAAACGGGCCACATCTTGATGAATTGTCCATCAGAGGCTGTTGGAAGCCACTCAACGACAGCGATCCTGGATGGTTTTGCAGCCAGCTCAGTAGTTGTAGTTGGTTGTTTGGAAATGTCGAAAATCTTGGCTGGTTCCAAGAAATCTTTTGGGGTGTACCCAATAGGTTCAATGGACCGAAGATCGTTCGTGATCGTCATGTTGAGTGTCGTTCCCGTGTCAGTGTTGACCAGGAAATCAGTGCACTTCTTTCCAACACGGAAAAGAGATGCAACTGAATCCACAACCACACTGGAAATCGCTTTCATAACTCCAGTGGCTGCTCCAGTCGCGAGACCGGCTCCCAAAGAAGTAAGAATCCCAGCTTGGAACTTTGGGATATTCCGTGAAATGGGTTTCCATGAACCAGGAATGGAAGGCATTGGAACCTTAAAAGTGTTCCTCCTTTTCTCCTCTTTTTCCTCCGCTTTTTTCAAAGAATCTTGGATCTTCTTGTAACTGATCATTGGAGACTTGGTGAAAGGAGTTGGTGCTTTAGTTAGAGCTGCCCTCGGATTGATGAATTGAACGAAAAGGGTAACAGTCAAATGTTGGGACCCTTGAATCACGGATCCTTGGAGTTTGTTCCACACTAGGATCTGGAAGTATCCAGCATTGTTGTAGCACCCAACAACACCATCAAGAAGTGATGCGATGGTAAACTCAGTTTTAGCAGGTGCATTAATCACATTCTGCATGGAGATGAATGGAACCTCCAAAGTGGTG